TTTTCTTCTTCACTTCTTTTTTCTTTTCTTCCTTTTCAACCCAATCTTTATCAACAGGATTCCAAGTATGCCTACATCTATAACCACCTCTTACGACAAATGGATCGCCACTTGATTTACCAGCCCAAGTTCCAGACCAGATACTTCTAATTTGTTTTTCAGAATAAACTCGACCTATGCGATCTTTGCAAAATTCCCTTGTTGTCGTAATTTCTGTTCCAGCATATCTAAAGTGATCTAATCCAGCAGAACTTGCCTTTGCTTTCACGAATTGTGCGTCAAACTGCATAATGGAATCGTGTGCTAATTGTCCTGCGTGGCTTGACATTGGTCGACCAGCCACATCTTCTAGTCCTGTGAGTTTGCCTGAAATATCCTTAACCATATCCTCAAATGAACGACCAGCGATTACATTCTGATAAACATTCGCATTGATTTCAGTTAAGTATTTATTTGCCACTTCTTCAAACCCTTGAAACGATTGTGTCTTTAATGCGTTGATTATTTCTAAATCAACTTTTGTTAGATTTTTGAATTTATCTGGTATGTTTAATTCGCCAAACTCTTTCATAAACTCACTTACAGCTTGGTCATAATCCCTTATAAGTGAATCAGATTTGGCTAGGAAAGTAGTTTGAAATTCTTTTTTAAAATCATTTCGCAGTTGTATTGATATGGCTGTCTTTTGCCTTAAAATTTCTGGTGTAAAATCTGAACTGACAAGAAGGCTTTTGTGTTCAGCGATGTCGGATATGATCTGTGATTCTAATTCTGCTAGTGTTCTCTGAATTTGGGATTCGTGCTGTAATGCTAGTTTATCTAATAACGATTGCCTTGACATTCATTTTATTCTTCTGCTGTTTCAACACCCTCAATCGCTGGTGTAGAGAATTGTCCTATAGCAATGGTTGAAGAATCTATTTCCTTGTTAATCTCATTAATCTTTTCATCATCATCAACAACAGCATTAACGATTTGTTTATCTATTTCTTTTACAAAGGTTTCTGATTTAACACCACTAGCTTTCGCTGTTTGCAGTAATTGTAAATCACTCGCCCAATCTCGTATATCAAATGTATCTGGATAATCTATTTCGCCATCCCAAGTTTTATTCTGCCACAATGCGAACAAATTCCATATCTGATCTTCTGCATTTTCAAGATAATCTGCCTTTTCACTTAATCGTGCATTCAACAGTTGAAACTCTGTTTGTAAAGCTATGCCACTAGCAATCTTGCTTTCAGTTGCCCTAACACTTCCCATATGTGCAATTCTGTCTATCGCTTCAATCTTATTATGAATACATTTCATTATGCCATCTAAATTTGAGCCACTAGGTTGAATGATGTAAGGTTTTAAATTTGCATCCATATCCTCTGGAATTTCAATAACACTACCAGCGCCAGCACTCGCTTCTACATTGGGAGTTTTAACTAAGCTAGGGTGGTTGGCTAATCGTATCAGTTGTTCTTTTTCTGAATAATCATTGTAAATGGATTGTTGTAATTGTGCAACATCTGACAAATCACTAATGCCTATCGGTCTTTTATGTGATCGTTGATTGTATAAATTAACTGCTGGAATCTTTTTAAGTGGATTAGCAATTTCCTCTAATAGTCTTACATCTCTTTCTGAATATTGTTTTAAATAATCTTTTACTTCATAAGTGCTTATATCCTCTTCGGTAAATACTTTTATGATCGCCCTATCTTTGTTGATGTCCTCAATAACGACTAATAAATCCAAATAAAATCTTCCACTTAATGCTCTGGAATAATGCCAATTAACAATGTTCTCTGGAGTGTAGATTGATAGGTAAGGTCGTATGTCTTGTTGCAGTTCTTCTGCCCTTGTTTTAGTATTGACTTGTGGCTTGTCAACTATCGCCCAGCAGTTGCCATAAATACTTGCGTTGACTTGTAAATCTCGCATAACATTATTGAAGTTTCTTCCATCTAAATCTGCATCATCAATAAATGATTGTAATTGAGGATCGCCTGTTAGACTTCCATAATCCCTACTTGGTGGAACTCTCCATAAAAAACTTGAATAAATTTGAATGACATTTCGACAATGATTATCAATGGGAGTATGTCTAATTCGTTGTTCGTATTCCTCTGGTGTTTCTAAAATATATCTGTGTAAGTGATAGCCATTTTTATAATCATTACCCCCTAAATAAGATCGTATATAAAATTCCCAATTAGAAATATTTTCTTTATACAGATCGTGTTTAACTGATAAAAAATCTCTGTTGTATATCGCCATCAACTCCACCTACGAGGTTTGCTCGGTTTAAATTCCCTTTTTAGAGGATACAAGTATTCTACAAGATAGCCGATTGCATCATTGAAGTGATCAAAGCCACTTTCCTTGTCTGGAACATTGGTATTCTCTTTGTACACTTGTCTTTCTATACTCTTGATCATATTTCTGCAAGAATTTAACACGAAAAGACTTGACATACCATTAGCATTTTTAAGTTTCGTATTAACTGAATTAATTCTATCTCTAACTAAAGGCGATGAACTTCTACAACAAACTTCAAAACCAGCGTTCTTTAATATCGCTAAATCAGTAAAACCACCAGCGGAAGTTTTTCTTTGTCTTGCACTTGGATCTGGATAGATGATGACTTTTTGCTTGTATCGTCTTTTTATTTCTTCAACCATTTCGTTTGTGTTCGAACTCCAAATCTGAATCTCATCTATGATGTATATTTTGTTTTCTTTTATTTGTCCAATGACAGCACACATTGGATCAATATTAAAATCCATTCCAATATGAACTGTATCGTTTATTTTATCAAATTTATTTATGATATTTTTTTTCCTGTCAAAATTATAATAGATGATTCCAGCATAACTGACAAAACTCGCTAGATATTCCTGTTGGAATGTTCGTTCATCCAAATCATTCTTCGCCTGTTCAATTTCGTGCTTTGTTACTTGACCACCATCTATAGTAGTGAACTTAAAACTTTCCCATTCCTTGTCTTGTGTTCCTTTTATATAAAGATCATATGCCCAATTATAACCTTTTGGTGAAGTGCAAAATAAGGCATAACCTTGAGTATTCGATAATGTAGGTCTTAAAACTTCTGTCCACGCATTAGGTTTAATATCAGAAAATTCATCCATTACGAGAAAATCCAAACCAACACCCCTTAATGATTGTTCGTTATCAGCACCTCGTAAAGCTATAGTTGAATTATTTTTCAATAAAATGGATAAATCACTATCATTGATTTTATTATGCCACCTGTGTTTAATAATCTTTTCTTTTAAATCACTCCAAACAATTTGCTTTGCCTGTCTGTAACTAGGCGCTACATACCAGCATTGCTTATTTGGGTATCTTGCAAATCTTGCCAATTCATTAATCGCAACATAGGTCTTGCCAAATCTTCTTCCACTAATGAGAACTCTAAACCTAGCCTTACTATCTATGACTTGCTGTTGAGGTGTAGTTAAACCCATTAATCATAAGACCAAGGCAAAGGTTTTTCTGAATGAGTTGTTTCGATCTTGTCAGTTTGTCCTAGAATGTTCTTTCCTAGAAATATCTGCATCACGATATTTCCCTTTTCAGCAGAACTCCATTGAAGCTGTCTTAATCGTAATTTCTGCTCTGATCTCCCTTTTGTCAGAAATTCGGAATAACTATGACGAATTAAACTTTCATCACACCCAAAAAAATCTGCTATTTCTATGTTTGTACAACCAAGTCTTGCTAGATTTTGAACTTGTTTCTTGTCAATGTTATACTTTTTCGGTCTTGCCATTTCTTCATCCTCTTTTCCCTAGAGTGTAGGTGGTTTTCTTTTAGTTAATTTTATAAAGATAAGCAATAATTATATTTTTTTGAAAATCAATAATGGCTCTGTAGCAATACCTTTTTCCTCAACACCAAATCTATGATTCAATTCGTAGTTCTCTGTTTTTTCGTGTGAAAATCCAACTTTCTCTGCAACTTGTATTGTTGAACTAACAAGATTGTATGTTTTCCCTTTGATCTTCACATCTGCAATATTGATTAAATTATAACAATTCTTTTTTAATGCTTTGTGTTGCAATGCAATCATCTTTTCTAAAAAATGTTCCACCCATTCATCATAAGTTGGATATCGTTTGAATGATTGTGTCTTTTCTTCTGCGTAATGCTCTTTTGTAAAATAAGGTGGAGATGTAAAAGAAAAATCAACACTATTCTTATATTTTTCTACATCAACATCTTCTGCTGGTAAATTAACAAGTTCAACCTTGCTTTCAAACCCTAGAGATTTGCACATTGCAATATTGCCTTTATGTGTCTTTGTTGAAGGGTCTATGCCAATATATTTTTTTACTTTTTTAGAACACATAGCGCCTAGCAAACGACCACCAAATCCTGTTGAAGTATCAAAAACAACTGAATTTTTTTTACAATACTTATCGTATAAATACTTGGCAAAGCTTGGTCTAAAATTAGAACAAGATTGAGTTCCATTAACCAAAGCCAATGTTCCA